GGCGAATCAGTATCAATCACTTGGACATTTAAAAAATACGATAATTGGGAAGTTCAACAGGTAGAAAAAAGAATTGATGCTGATGGAAATACAGAAATGATAGACTGGCCAGTTATAAGCGAAGATAATTTAGTTAACACATGGACAGCCACATATGAAATACCAGAAGCTGATAGAACAACATTAGCTAAGGGTGAAAGCCATCCGCACAATCATGAAAATGAAATAGCATTTCAAGAAAAATATTTGAAATGGTGGAATGACTGGGAAGCTAGTTTATAAATAGACATATATAAAATATAGGAGAGAAAATGTTCTGGAATAGAGAGGAAAAAACGGTGATTGACATTGAACAATTAAAAGAAACATTAAAGATTGATGAGGGAGTAGTTTATGAAATATATAATGACCATCTTGGTTATCCAACATTCGGTATTGGGCACCTTGTACTTGAAGGAGACCCAGAACATGGGATGGAGGTCGGTACTCCTGTCGCAGAGGATAGAGTCGATGAATGCTTTGCCAAAGACGTAGAAACAGTTATTGAAGATTGTAAAAAATTACATGATGGTTGGGATGGTTACCCACAAGAGGTTAAACAAATCATCGCAAATATGATGTTTAATATGGGACTTACGCGCTTAAGTAAATTTAAGAAGCATAATGCAGCGCTGCAGTGCGGAGATTGGAAGGAGGCTGCTGTAGAAGGCAGAGATTCACGATGGTACAAACAGGTAACGAACAGAGCAGAGAGACTTATGTCGAGACTCGAGGCAGTGTAAGATATTATCACACTAACGAAGATCAAGGCGAAGATAGAGGTTGGTTCTGGTGTCATGAAAAACAAGGTTTTTTTAGACATTCGGATTGGCACTTAACAAAAAAAGAAATGGGAGAAAATATGGCTTCAACAGTTAGACTATTAGGTTCAGAAGGTAATTTAGCATCAGATTCAAATGTTGGATTTGCTAAATTAGTAAGAGTTCTTAATAATAAAACAAGTGTTCAAGTTATTACGCAAAAGAATGCAGGTGGTACAACACTTGCAACTATTACTTTAAAAGCAGGTGAAATTGCTTATATTGAAAAAGGGTCAACAGACACATTAATCGGTGCAGCGACTTCTTTAGCAGTAAGTGTAGCTTTTACTAATTAAATGAACGAAATATTTGATTTAATATCAGACGTTGGATTACCAATCGCTGGAGCTATGGCGAGTGGTGTATTCATATTTGTTATTATAAAACAATTGTTTTCTGGTATTATAGATCAAATTAATACGCTTAAAATATTTACTAAAAGTTTAGAAACACGCGCAAGAACTATGAATAATGAAATTATGAAGATTGATTTATTAGTTTCAAGCGCATTAGATTTGACGCCACCAATTGACAGAGTGGCACGGTCAGAGAATTTTGTAGAAGACGGTAAAATAGACGTCAGAAGGGATTAAATGGATTCATTAAATCCCGCTGTATTAATCGCTGAGTATGGATTTACTACTGTAGCGATTGTTGGATTAGGTTATTTTGTTTACTTTGTTTGGCAATTTGTAAATAAAGAATTAGATCCAAAGATTGAAGAGATGCATATGTCTCTTATAAAGTTAATTGATCAAATTAGAATGTTAGATCAAGATATGATAAGATTACAAGAAAAAATAAAAGTAGTTTTAGAATATCGCGAAAGACAGGAATTATTAAAAGAAAATGAAGAAAGAAAAGATTAAAGATAAATTAGAAGTTGCAACATTAGCTACATTATTCGTAGTTAGTATTTTAGCGGTATCACCAAATGTAAATGCAGATGTGGTTCATAAATTTAAAAATCCATCTTTCAGTGGACAAGGTACTGGTGCTCATTATTTAACTATTGAGAACCAAGAACATAGTAGAAAGAAAGCAATTAAAGATGCTATGGAAGCTGCTAGGAAAGCGGCTGAAAGAGATGCTGAAAATACTACTATGGCAAAGTTTATTCGTAACTTAGAAAGTAGAATATATTCTCAACTATCAAAACAGTTAGTTGAATCTATGTTTAGTAATGACGAATCAGTTAGATTTGGTTCATTTGTATTAGAAGGTAATACGGTTACTTATGAAGTTATTACAAATGCTGATGGTAGTGAATATATTAAAATGACTATAGTTATGGACGATGGAACATCTACTGTTATTGAAATTCCAATCGGTTCTGGTAACTTTGGTCAAGATCCAGATGGTGGCTAAATGGAAGGTTTAATTATATTATTAATTGCTTTAGGATTTTTAAACGAATCCTCTACTCCAGTTTGGTCGGATAAACCAGAGGAATGCAAGCAAATAACATTTGAACCATCTGATTACGAAAAAGGCGAATCAGATGTTAACACTTTATTTGATAGTTCATCTATACATAATGCTAAAGCAAGAATAGAAAAGACAGTAAGACATTCTTATATATGTGTAGAAGAGCCAGAAGTTGTAAGACTCCCAGCATATAAAGAACTATTAGATTTACCTGCAGCAGAAGATAGACCAGTAGTTGCTGTATATGGATTTCAAGATAAAACAGGTCAAAGAAAAAATAGAGAAGGAATAGCAGACTTCTCTACTGCAGTTACACAAGGTGGAACTGAAATGTTAATTGATGCTCTAAAAACAGCAGGTGGAGGAACCTGGTTTAGAGTAGTAGAAAGACAAGGCATTGATAATTTAGTTAGAGAACGTCAGATTATCAGAAGTGCCAGACAAGAATTTGCGGGTGACGGTGGCCCGCAACCATTAAACCCACTATTATTTGCTGGTATTATTATGGAAGGTGGAGTTATTGGATATGATACTAATATACAAACAGGTGGTCGAGGCGCAAGATTACTTGGTATTGGTAAAAGTAAGCGATATACTCAAGATGTCGTCACCGTATCTATTAGAGCAGTTTCTGTTCTGACAGGTGAAGTATTATTAAACGTTCAAGCTAAGAAAACAATTCTTAGTTATGGTGGTAGTGGTGATATTTTTCGATTCGTCGATCAAAGCACTACACTAGTAGAATATGAGGACGGTGTGGGTAATAATGAGTCGGTGACATACGCAGTGCGAACAGCCATTGAGGCCGGAGTACTGGAATTAATATATCAAGGGCACGATAGAGGTCTTTGGGTAATCAAGGATGGACATCGCCATCCGCATCAAATCAACGGTGCGAATGCGAAACATCCGTTAAAAAAGGAAAACAAAAATGAAGAAACTAATTAGTTTAAGCTTAATGCTTGTAATGTCGACAGGATTCGTTTTTGCACAAGCCACTGATGATAATGAAATTAAAATCACTCAAACTGGTGACACACTTAAATTATATGTAGATCAAATCGGTTTTGGTAACAAAATTGGTGGAGACGATTTTTCAAGTGGGTCAGGTTCTGTAATGTCAATTACTGGTTCAAGTTTAGAATTTGATTTAGATTTTGCTGGTAACCAAAATATTTTGTTTGGGCCTGTGACAGCTGATAGTTCAGTTTATAAATTGGACTTCACTGGCGATTCAAACGAAATCGATTGGAATATCGGAAACGTTGGTAGTGCAGATGATTCAGACATAAACTTTGATGTTACAGGAAGTTCAAATACTTTTGATTTAGATCAAGGTTATGGATTAAGTGCAGAGAGATTAAATGCAGATTTAATCTTAATTGGTAGTTCAAACGTCTTTGATATCGACTGGGAATCAGACGATAACATATGGGACTTTGAAATTACTGGTGATAGTAACAATATTAATACACTACAAAAAGATGGTGAACAAAATTTAGAATTTACTTTAACAGGTGATTCTGCAGATGTTGATATTAATCAAGTATCTGGCTCTTGTGCTACAGGCGCAAGTAATTCTTGTGTATCACCAAATGCAAATATTGTATTAACAGTTACATCAGACAATGCAATTATTCAGCTCAATCAAAAAGACGTCGCTAACGACAGCTAGTCTTTTACTACTCATCAGTGGGGTTAGTTTTGCTAACCCTATTGGTGAAGTTAGAGAATCTTCTGGCGTAAATTCAATATTACGCGATAAGGAATCAATACAAACCGAAT